CTGCCGCTGACTTCGACAAGCGTCGTCAAGGCAACTTCCAGCTCACCGTTGACTTCGCCCGCTGGGCCGTTCGCGACAACATCCGCACTGAGGAAATCATGGGGATGCGCGGCGACATTCAGGACGGAACCAACCTGGATCTCGGCGACACTCTCGGACGCTTCAAAACGGAACAGCTTTTCGGCATGTTCCAGCACAAGTTGCCGGTCGCCAACATCGTTTACGCCAACGGCAAGACGATGGACACCCTCAAGAGTGGCGACACGTTCCGTTGGGACGAAGTTGTCAGCTCCGGTCAGGCGATGCTCACCATGGGCGGGCGTCCTGCAAACGTCGCCGGCCGCAATGCCAATGGGCCGATCTGGTCGCAGACCTTCATCGCGCCGACTCCATGCTGCACGACCCTGAAGCTCGATTCGGGATGGCGTGACGTGCTGAAGCACGCGGACATCAAGGGCACGAACAACACGATCTTCGCTGGCGGTTATCCGTCCATCGACGGTCACACGATCGTTCCCTATGACCCGATTGACCATGACGGCGTGGGTCCGATGGGATCGTTCCTCAACCCCAAGGCGTTCCTTGGCGGTGCCGACCTCGGCTCCGGCAATGCGATTGTCGCGGGAACCGGCGTGATCGACGTTTTCGGCGGCGGCAACGCCACTGACATGGCGGAATCCGAGTTCTTCCGTTACTTCGAAGGTTCGCCCTACGAATACATCGACACCGGTTCCTTCACGGCCGCCAGCGCGACCCGCTACTTCGTGATCTACAACACGACCGGCGCGAATGCTGGCAAGTGGGGCATGTATGCCTACACCACGGGGAACAACGGCAACAAGATCACCATCACGGCCCGTCTTGCTGCTGCTGCTTCCGGTAGCGCCCACACCGTCATCGGCGGCGCTGGCCACACCAACGGACTCGGCGGCACTTACACGGCTTCCGGAGTTTCTGCGGCCGGCGTGCAGTGGACCGCGGGCATCAACACCGACGTTCACCCCATCGGTTCGTTCATCTTCCCGGTGAACAACCTCGGCGTGGCAATCGGTGACGTTCCGGTGCTGGGTCAAGCCGCGATCCTTCGTGGATACGGCATGTTCCGCGCCGAGCACACGACCGACAAGCTGAACGGTGGCTTCGTGACCGACCGCTACCTCACCAGCGTGTTCGGCCAGTGCTTCCGCCAAGACCGCTTGAACCGCGTGACTTCGGCCCTGCGCTTGCGCTGTGCCATCACCTACCCCGGCATTTCGATGCCGATCCGCTCCTAAGCGGCCAACCGCAGGGCGGGGGATTCGTCTCCCGCCCTGCCTTCCCCTTTCTCCTATCATGAAATTCATCATCTTCATCGCAGACGCCATCCGCCACGGGAACTTCCCGCGCGTCGATCAATTCGAGTATTCCCCCGAATACGGGCTCTACATCTATCTTGGGCGCGAACTGACTGTCTCGGAGTTCAACGAGGCGTCGAAGCGCGTGTTCGATCCTGATTTCCGAAATCAGGGTTTCATTTTCCGCCCCCAAGCTGTCGGTTCCGAAGTGGATGCCGCCATTCAGGCCGAAGCGGATGCCGCCGAGGCACTCAGGATCGCCACCGCCGAAGCGGAAGCACAGCGCCTGGCCGATGAAGCCAAAGCCGCCGAGGCGCTGAAGGACGAAGAGCCTCCCGTCAAATCTGACGAAGAGCCCGTCGTTGCGCCCGAATGGAAAGCCCCGGACCCCGGCGCTGAATACGTCGTGGCCGTGGATATTGTCGCCGTTCCTGTTGCGGAACCTATCGAAGCGTCCCCGCCTTCGGAAGCTGAGACACCACCTGAACCCGAAGCGGAGCCCGTCAAGTTCCGCCTCGATGGCAAGGGAATCTTCGTGGGTGAAGAGCGGGTTGCGGGACTCTTCGGAGAAGCTAAGCAGCTCCGCGTGCTCGCCGCCCATGACGCACTTCGTCCTGAAATCGAAGCCTGGCTTCTAACCCTCACCCCATCCGACCAATGAGCGCCCTTTCCGACTACATGGAAAACAAGTTGCTAGACCACCTGTTGAAAAACACGGTCTATACCCAGCCCGCCACCCTTTACTTCGGCCTGTTCACCGCAGACCCGGGTGAAAGCGGTGTAACCAGCGAGCTGACCATCGGGACCGGCGCTTACGCCCGTGCGGCGATCACGAATAACAACGTGAACTTCCCGCAGTGCGCATCGAGCGGAACCCCGACGAAGACGAACGGCGCGATCATCCAGTTTCCCACGGCAACAACCGCTTGGGGAACTGTCACGCATTGGGCGATCTACGACGCGGCCAGCACGGGCACGAACATGATCATGCACGGCGCTCTTTCCGCTCCGCGCTACATCGCTGTTGGCGACTCGCCCAAGATTGCCGCGGGCGCGTTGTCGATCACGATCACGAACGCGACCAGTGGAGGCCTTACCGAATTCGCCCAGCGCAAGTTGCTGGATCACGTTTTCGGCGGGCCGACCTACACGCCGGCCGCGACGGTTTATACCGGGCTCGGAACGTCGCTCAGTGGTGAATTCATCAGTGAGTGGACGGAAAGCAGCTACGACCGGAAGTCCACGGCCTTCGGTTCGGCTTCTGGTGGGGTATCCACCAATACCGGGGCAGTGACGTTCACGACCAACGTGCTGGATGGGACGGCTACTCTCAGTTCGTTCGGAATCTGGGATGATCCCACGGCGGGCAACCTGCTTGTCGTCGGCCCCGTTTCGACATCGAGGACCGTCAACATCGGGGACACGGCGAACATCGCGATCAGCGGATTCACCGCAACCCTGCAGTAACCGATGGCGACCCAAAGCTATAACGGGGCACCGCAGTCGTCAGCGTTCGTCGCGCTGGCGCTTGCGGTCAACTCTGTGGTGTCAGTGACGGCCGCCCCGGTCGCTGCTGCCACGGTATTGCTGACGCTCAGCGGTGCCGCCGCCAGCGTGCAGGCCGCAACCGTTTCGTATGCGAGTGGCAATGTCGTTCTGACCGGTGCGACCGCCAGTTTGCAAGCGAACCCGATTGTTTCCTTCGTGAGTCGCATCGGGCTCTATGGTGCCTCCAGTTCTTTCAATGGGGCGTTCGTGACGAGGTTTCTTGGCGATCTTCGCCTGACCGGATCGACAGCAACCTTCACCTCGCGGGCGAACTCTTCCTTCACGGGATCCGCGAACCTCACGGGAGCGAGTGACTCCCACGGAATGAGCTTTTGTGACGTGGTGGATGAACTGCTATCAATGTGGGGCATCTTCTCCAGATGCTCTGCGCCTTCGGTCGCCATCGACCGGGCGTTGAACGATATAAACACGTCGATGCAAATGGTGTGGAACCATGCCGACGAGCGCAATTACTGGTCGAGTGAGACCCTGACCATCACATTGGCGGATGGCACTTCCTCCCAGAATTTGCCGAATGACATTCAGAATGTCGTCGGTCCGTGCCGGAGGGCGGATAATCGTAGGCCACTCGTGCCCATCGGGACCATTGGCGAACTCGAAACCTTTTCGGATCTCTACCTTGACGGTGAAGGAGTGGCCGAGCCCGTGGCCTACCATGTAGAGCGGATGAACCAGACCGGGAGCGATCCAGCGAAATGCGTTTTCCATGTCACTCCTTCGGTTGACGGCAGCAGCATCAGCTTCTTGCTCGAAGTCGTGAAGGAAGCCCCTCGGTTCACGGCCGGCGATTTCGTGGCCTGTCCGGTAGTCCCGATTCCTCACCGCTACGTCGAGAGCTTGCTGCTTCCCATCGCCCGCTATCAGGCGTCGTCATTCTACCTGTTTCGCAAGGCCGATCAGAAAGAAACCATCGACCGCGAATACCAACAAGCTCGCGTCTCCCTCGGGCTCGCCGATCCGCTGCCTGGCAAGGCCGGTGACAACCTTGAACGACGGGAGGCACAACCATGAAAGCCATCGCCTTTGCCAACCGCCTCTCGCGTGACCTCGGAGAAAAAAGCGTGATCGACCTGACGGCTGATGCGCGGCTTGAACTGCTGGATGCGACCAACGGCAGTCTTCAGAAGTTGCACGCCATCGCTCCGCTTGATTCCAAGACCACCATGGGCAGCATTCCGCTCGAGGCACCGGTTACGGCTACCATCGGAGTGACCACCGGTAGTGCCGAAGTCACTGGTGATCCATTCACGATCGATCAATTCTACCGGACCATCCGCATCGGAGGTGATGCGATTGACAACCAAATCGTCGGCCCCACTAACCTGCTTCATCCTTATGCTGGAGCAACCGGAACCATTACCGCGACGATCTATTGTGACGGGGTGGCGATTTTCGAGCCATACGACGAACTGATTGGCGATCCGCTCATTCTCGAAACTGGCACCCGTCTTACCCATCTCCAGCGTCAATGGGGGTGCATGTCGAAGCCCACCGGGCGTCCCGACTTCTATCATGTGGAGGCAAACGCTCGAAATCAGAATTCAGCAGCGCCGTCTGTGATCCGGTTCGACCGGCTTCCTGACCGCAGCTACCGCCTTGAAGCGAAATTCACTCTAGCCCCCGCGCGAATGGCATTTGCCGATCTGCTCGCGCCGGGTGCCGACATTCCTCTCAGGTCTGAGTACGTCGAGGTCTATCTCCTTCCCATCGCCCGAGGAATTCTCACGTCCTCGTCACTTTGGAAGAACAAGGAAACCAAGGCGAATGCCCGTTCCGACTCGGACACAGCCGAGAGAAAATACGAGGCGCTCGCCACCCGCCACGTTGCAACCCCGCGCAATTTCGTTCGCACCAAACGAGGATTCTAATCGCCATGCCAGTCACTGAAGTTGTCAGAATTGATGAAATCGACAAGCACATCGAGCGCGTCGGGCTGAAGGTGCGCGATGGTCTCCTCAAGCTGATCAAGCAGGGGGTTCAAGTCGAATACCCGAAATCGCTCGATTTTCAAATGACGGTCTTGGTGGAGTTCGAGGCACTGACCAGCACGGATGCCGAGGTATCGAAGAGCACGGAAACCCAAGGTGGCTACTCAACCGAATCGCAAAAGTCAGGCGGTTCCG